ATGGCGGTGAAAGGCGGAATCGCTCTCTGCTTGGTGGGGCTTCTGGTGGGCTCCGACCTGCCCGCCCGCATCACTGTCATCGACGGCGACACGCTGCGCTACGATGGCGTGACCTATCGGCTCATCGGTATCGATGCTCCAGAGATCCGGCGTGCGAGGTGCGATGCGGAGCGGACGCTGGCAATGCTGGCAAAGGCGCGGCTCGCGCAACTCGTAGCCGACCCTTCGGCCACGATCGAGACGCACAAACGCCGCGAAAAATACGGGCGGACGCTCGCGCGGCTGCGTGTGCGCGGTGTTGACGTTGGCGCGACGCTGGCAGCCGAGGGCCTCGCGCTGCCCTATGATGGCCGAACCAAACCGGATTGGTGCTCACGCTGACGCTGGCAGGCGCCATGTTTTCGGCGCGGTCACGTCGCCGTCGCTATCCATTTGTACACCGAGCTGTCGCGCGGCGGTGTAGAGCGTGCCGACGCTTATGCCCGCCGCGGCCGCCGCGACTTTGAGATCGGTGGCGAGCTTCGGCCCCTCGGCGAGCATACCTCGCAGCCAATCCGCCGCGCTCGTGAGCGTTTCCGAGGCCGCGCGGCGAACGGGGCGCGGCGTGGGCGGTTGCCCCTCGTACATCCCGCGCGGGAAATAATCGGCAACCGGTTCGCCAGCGTCGACAGGCTCGAACCGCACACGGCTCGTCTCGATGCCGCTCGGCAGCGTCACGCCCTCGATGCGGTAGGCGAGCTGCGCGTCGTCAGCCGCATTGTTGACGCCGACCGCGATCAGGAGCCGCCGCTTGCGCTTCGGGTTTGGTTCCGGGTCGGCCGGGTCGAGCACAACTTTCCACGCCGCCCTCGCCGCCCGGCGATAGGCTTCGGAGCCCGAGAACGCATCGCCCGCGCCGCTCTTGCCGGTCACGTGTGTGACGCCTACCACGGCCACACGCCGCTCGCGGCCCCATTCGAGGAGCGGCGCCAGGCGCGCGCGCACCGTCACCTCATCCGTGCTCGACGGCCCGAAAAACGAAATGAAGGGCGACAGCACCACAAGGCGGAGATCGCCGACCGCGCGCGCATGCGCTTCGAGCTTGCCGATCTCGCGCGACAGGTCGAGCGGACCGCCGAAGGCGATGCGGCTCATGTCCGCGCCCAGCGCCTCCAGGCGAGGCTGCACATCCTGCGCAACATCGTCCTCCAGTTCACAGATGAGCGCCGATCCGCGCCGCGCCCGCTCGCCGCCCGGCCATGCGTCGCCGCGCGATAGCGTGGCCGCGGCGAACAATGCGATTTGCGATTTGCCCATTTTCGGCGCGCCGCCGAGCAGGGTCACGTCCCCGCGTGCGACGATGCCGGGCCACACCCATTCGCGCGCCTCGGCTCGCACCGATGCTGCCGCGACGAACGGCGATACGGGCGGCGCCATCGGGGGCACCGATGGCGCAAGCTGATAATGCCCGCGCGGGGGCGGCTGGATTGGCGCAGCATGTGGACTAGGCCGAACCGCACGCCGCCAAACTAGTCCACCGCAGAACACGGCAGCTCCCGTGCCCGCGATAAGCGCGAGCAAAAGAAGGCCTGCGCCATCGTCTGCAGATTGTGAACGCTTGAATCTCTTCTGTTTTTCAATGCGATATTCCAGCCGCAACGCCTCCCGCGTCGCGGCCAGCTCGTCGGATAACCGCTCGCGCTCGGCGCAGGCCGCATCGATCCCCGCCGAGCAGGCCCGCTGCGCGCGAGCGATAGCCGCCTCGATCTCGCGCGGCAGCGAAACCCCGCCGCCGAGCTGCGCGAGCAGCGACGCGTGGCGCGTTTCGAGGTCGGCGAGCGGCGTGAGATCAACAGCCCACACAGCACCGGCGGCAAGCGCGAGCGCGCTCACCCCGGCCGCGACTGCCTTTAATCGAGTGTTATTTCTTGTCGCCATCAGGCGGTGTCCCCTCGTCGACGGTCACGTCAACGGAGGAGACACGCGGGATGCCACGCTCGCGCAGGTAGGACTCTGCGTTCTCGATAGCGAGCGACAGCATATAGGCCGACAGCGTGAGCCCTTTCCGCGCGGCGACGGCTTTCAGGGTCTCTTTGTCTTCGGCGCTGCAGCGAATGAGTATCGACACTTCTTTTGCCATGCGGTCGTTTTTTCAGATCCGCGCGCTCCCTGCAATCCCGTCGTTGACGTTTGTATAACGTTTGTATATACAATTGCAATACAAGCGCAAGGCAAAATGTCGTGCGCCGCGCAAAAGTTGCGCGCTTGCAACGGAGAGAGCCATGGGTTTTTTTGGGAGCCGAGCGCCCGCGCTCAAACTCGAACTCACCATCACGGATCAGAACAGGCACTGGCGGCGAGACCAGCGGGCAGAACTCGCGCGGCTGCTGCGCGAGTTCGCGGCCTACACCGAACACAACGGCGTCATCCCCGCTCAGCAGGCGCTGAATATTGCGGACCCGGAAACGGGCCACTCGGTCGCGCAGGTCGTGAGGGTGGCGCGATGATTCATTACGCAATCATCGCCGCGTCGACCGCGCTCGGAGCGTATCTCGCGCCCGATCGGCGCGGCGACCTCGGCGCCGCCATCGGCGGAGCCATGGGATTCATGGTCGGCTGCGCCCCGCTGTTGTTGGCGACCGTAGCCCGTCACGCGCCACACCAGATGCGCGGCATCATCGCCGAGATCGGCGTCGTCGCCGCGATCCTCGTTGCGATCACGGTCGCGTGGACCGTCGATCCCGCGTCGCGCGACCTATATGGCCGCATCGACACACGAGCTGGGTGGTGGGGTGAGAAATGAGCTGGTTCAGCAAAACCAAGCGGCGCGGCACGAGCGCGCCGCCATCATCCGCCACCGGCGCGCTCGTGCCGTACAGCGGCAAACCGCCCGCCACGGTACCCACGCCCGAACCGCAGCCGGTGCGCGTCGAGCGCGTCGGCGCATCGTTGCCAGCCGTGGCTGGACGGGGCACTCACCTGCCCCAACCGCACCCGGCCACCCCGCCAATATACCCTCCTCCGCCCGCGCCGCCTCGCGCGCCGCACGGATACGGCGGCCATGTCGTCGGGCTTGGCGAGAAATGTTGTCTCGGCTGGCGAGTCGTCGCCCAGACGGATACGGACGGCGTGGAGCGGCTGACGTGTCGCCAGACTTTTGGAGCCCCGACGCGCAATGCGCGCGGAGAGGTGATCTACGATCCCTACAGTTTCGAGATCGCCGAGCACAGGCCGTACGAGGAAATCTGTCCAGCGCTGCGCGAGGAGGCGCCTGGACGGTGCTTCCTGAAATACGGGCGGAAAAACTGGAAAATCATTTAGAGAGCAAAGCCATGTTCTGGAAAAAATCAAAAAAGGCAGCGTTGCCGTCCCCGCAAACTACAGGCCGGGACCTTGTCCCGTCAGGCGGATGGAGCATGCCGGCTCCGACCCATATTTCCACAGACGGCGCTATCGCCTCCCAGTTTCCGGTGCAGTTACCGGCGGTTCAGCCGGCTGCCCCCGAGCAGGTAGCGCGCGCTGAGCGCGTGCCGGACGGTCAGCGTCGCTCGTTGACTCTCTTCCGCCAACAGCCGCCTGCGCCTCCATCCCCGCCCGCTCCGCCCAGCCATTATGACGGCGGTGGGTACGGCGGGGGATCTAGCGGGGGGAACTATCCGACCGCGCAGGCTCGCTGCTTTTTGGGGCAGTTCGTCACCAAACGCCGCGAGGAATATTACGATGGCGAGGGGCGCGTCTCACATTACGGACACGACATCCTGTCGTGCTCGACAACGTATGTGCACCATCAGGTGTATTATGGCGGCGAATACGGCACCGAAAACATCCACCGCGGCTATCACGAAGTCTGCCCCGCTCGCGGGAGCGGCCACGGATGTTTTTTAGTATCTTGAATATACCTGCATTATTGCGAAGCAAAAGCGCGGTCAAAACTGCGCTTTTTTTGTTTTTACATCGATAATTAAGTTTTTCACTTTACGAATACTGTTTTTTCGTTATTTTACAGGGCGCAAACAAAAGCCGCGCTCGGGGCTGGCACCCCGGCGCGGCGGAACCCTCTGGTAAGGAGAGAGCAATGCACACTACAACACCCGGATGGCGCGTGCAACTGGGCACCGGAGCCGTCCTGTTCGCGATGGCGGGCGCCGCCACGGCCATCGATCTCGCAAACAACATCGAATATGGCGCAACCTACTCCACCGAACTCGCTGCGATCATGGGCCTCGCGGCCGTCGGCCTCGTCGCGATCCCGACCGCCGCGAGCGCGCTCGGATGGTCACGCCACCTGAAACTCGCAACCGCGCTCTGCGTCGTGCTCACCGTGTGGGCCGCCGCGAATGCCTACACCGCTAAACAGGGCGCGGCGATCCTCACCGCCGAGGGCGCGCAGGCCCGCTATGCCGCCGCCCAGGCCGACGCCAAGCGCGCGCGCGAAACGCTGGCCGCGATCGCCGAACGCGGCCAGGCCGAGGAGCTGACGCGCCTCCTCGCCGACGCCGCGAAGGTGCGCAAGGCGGCGTGCCGCTACTCCGGCACGGCCTGCGACACCGCGCAGGCATCCGAGCGCACGCTCACGCAGCGCCTGTCCGACGCGAAAGCCCGCGACAAGGCGGAAGCCACGCTCGCGCTGGCGGAGGGAAAAGCGGAAGCGGGCCCGGCCGAGGCGTCGATGCTCGCGACCGTGATCGCGGCCCACGTCGGCGCGGACGCGTCGTCCGTGGCGCGGTGGATTTCCGTCATCCTCGCCGGGCTGTCGATCACCGTCACGCAGGCTCTGGCGCTGATGGCGGGCTATGCGGCGAGCCTCATCGGTGGAGCGCTCGCGATGCGCAAGGCGGCTGCGCCCAAGGCCAGGCGCGAGCGCGGCGCGCCCGCTCCCACCGGCGGCACGAAAGAGCCGCTGCCCGCGAACGTCGTCACGCTCGACGCGCATCGCCACTCTGTCAAAGCGTGGCTCGGTGAGGCGACGGTTGCCGGCGGGGAGATGCGGGGCGGCGAGGCGCTGAAGGCCTACAAGCGCTGGGCGGGCCGGATGGCCGACAGCGTGGACGCGGCGCAGATTCGCTCGATCCTCGCGGAGCTGACGGGCGCGGTCGAGCGCCGCAACTCGGGCTTCGTGGTGCGCGGTCTGAGCCTGCGCACAGCGTCCGCGCCGATCGAGGCCCGCGCGGCGATTTAATTGTGTTTGAAAAACACAATTCGGGCGGGGCGCGTTGCCCCGCTTTTTTTGTTTTACGCTGCTATTTGTTGTTGACACATAGGGCAATATGCCCTATGTTGGTTTTGTCAGCAGGGCAATAGTGCCCGCCCAGAAAGGGATCAAGACAATGGCTAACTACTCAATCGCATATTCTTGTGGTCACACCGCCGACAAGCAGCTTTACGGCAAGCACGACGAGCGCCAATCCTATATCGCATGGGCGGGCAAATCAGGTATCTGCCCCGCTTGCGCGGCCGCGAACGCGCAACGCGCCGCCGAGGCCGTTGAGAGTGAGTACGCCCTGCCCGCGCTCGCGGGCTCCGACAAACAGGTTGCATGGGCGCGCAAAATCCGCGCCGAGAAGGTGGGCGAGGCCGTCAAATGGATGGATGCCGTCGCCGCCAAGGTTCCGGAAGCCAAGCTTGAAGCTTACGCTGAGCAACGCGCCCGCGCACTCCAAGCGTTCTTCGCCAAAACGTCAGCGTCGTATTGGATCGATAACAAGGACGCGAATGGCCGCACACTAACTGAGGCGGCTTACAAGGAAACGCTCAAGTGAGTGGCAGCATTTCAATCGCGGGGCAGCCGGGAGGCTGCCCTTACGAAAGCGCACAAGAACCAGACGGCGCGGGCGATACCGCCATCGCCGCCATTGAGGCGCTTAATGAGCGCATGCAGGCGCGCAAACTGTTCGGCTTTCTCGGTCCGTCACTCGTCTCAGCGACCTACTACGATTGGCCTGTGCATGACACCTCGTCCCATGGTGCCGCCTACTATTCGCGCCGCGCGCCACTCTGGATTAGCTGTGATCCATCTATCGCCTACGGCGTGCCGCGCGTTATCGAGTTCGAGTGGGCCGTCCTTTGGCGTACCGACGATTGGTATGAGGTCGGATGGCATCCTTCCTACGGTATTCACGGGCTCGTTGGAGGGTGGGGAGATCTGATCTGGGACGCGCTCAACCCCGGCAAGCGGATGGCAGGTCAACGACGCTATTAATGGAGGCGGCCTTGTGCACCCTTACCCACATCACTCTGCTGACCGGGCACGCTGCCACCTTTGATCGTGGCACTGTACGCGACGACGTGCTCATGCAGTTGCAGCCGCTCGTCGATCTTGGGCAGGGTGCAGTTCCTGCGACCAGACTACTGGTCGACATTTTGCGGCCCATAGATTCCCGCACCTCTCGCCCTATCAACGGGAGTGCCGGATTTATCTTGTTCTGGGAGCGACGCGCCCATGAAACACAGGTCGCGCGGTGTATGGTGTGCTGGCTTGAGGCTACATCGCGTGACGCATGGGATTTGGCTTGTGTCGCGCAGCGAGCGTCCGGCGATGCCGCCCATCCTTTGAGCCGCCGGCCGTCAACCGTGCCATGGCTGGCGACAGCTCTTTCCGCGCAGACAGAGATTATGCCCCGCGAAGAGATGGCGGCGCTGGGCGATCTGACGCGCTCGCTGGCGTGGACGATCATCGAAACCCCGCTGTGAGAAGGACAACATGACGCCCGAAGAACTAAAGGCCGCCCGACGCTCACTCGCGATGGTCGGCAGCCGGAATGCCTGGATGAGCTGCGCCGAGATGGCCGCGCTGATGCGGCTGAAAGGCGCGTCGGCCGGGCGGACAATCCGCCGATGGGAAGACGGCAGTCAGGATGTGCCGGGACCGGCCATCGCGCTGCTAGAGACACTCCTGCGCAGCCGTGAAGCTCGCGAAATAAACGGCGTGCTCCTTAAAAAGGATGATTGACACATAGGGCATTATGCCCTATATTGATGCGGGGAACGGGTGTATCAGACCCGCCGCATCTGCCCTGCTATCTTTCTCCCCCGCGGCCCGCCCGTGAGCCCCGCCATCGAGCGGGACTTCCGTTTTCACAGCACCCGCCACGCCACGGCGAACGCCACACCCGCCGCGCTCGCGATCAGCATCCCGTCGCCCACCAGCGCTAATGCGCGAGCAGCGCCGCGAGCGCCCGCGACAGGGCGCCCGCGTTGAGCACGTGGTCCAGCGCAAACGTCCCCGACAGGGCCGCCGCCCCGCGCAGGAGACGCCACGCCGCGTCCCGCATCTGCGATTCCGTCGCCTCCAGAGACGCCAGCCGTTTCTCGTGGCTGTCGCTCGCGATCTCCACCGTGGTGAGGCGACGCTCTGTCCTCAGCAAACGCTCCAGCGCCGCCATCAGCCAAGGGTCGTGCGAAGAATGGTCCGCGCCGTTCGGTTTCATAGCTCACGCTCATTGTCCGCTCCCGTCCGCCGGCGCGGGCGAGTGTTTTGCGCAGGCGTCATAGGTCGATGCGAGGCGCAGGCCCGCGCGCTGCGTTTCGACGAGCTGCAACTCGCGCCCGTCGATCCACTGTTTCAGTCGTGGGGCCGTCAGATCGCCCGGCGGGGCGGGCACGGGATTCCGGCGAAACGGCGCGGTATCCTGAGGGCGTAGCTCCGGGCAGCGCGTCGGAGCGAGGTCAACGGCGACGGGCGTCGCCGGTTTTTCCGCGCAGCCAGCTATCGTCAGCAGGCAGCACGACAGTGTCAAAACCCTGAGTTTGGGGGGTGCTTTCATGGCGGGCTTTCTCCAGTTCGGCCGCCCGCTGTTCGAGCGCAGCCGCGTCGGCTTGTTCGGACGCATTACGCTCGGCTTCGATGCGCGTCCGCTCCAGCACGGCCGCGTCTTCGGCTGCCTGCGTCACCTGCTCGATCGCGGCGCGGCTGATGTAGTGGTATTGCGCCCAAGCGCGGATGCCGAGGAGCGCGGCGAGGATAAGCACGCCAATGATGACGGCGCGGGCGAGGCGATCCGCCCACGCCGCGAATGCGGTGGCCACGGTTTGCGTCCACGCGTAGGAGATGGCGGAGAGTAGAATCACGGCGTTGCCCTTCCTTCCTGCACCTCGGAGAGGCGTTGTTGCTGGGCGCGGTGGAACACGAAATAGAGCGCGGCGAGACCGACCGCGCCCGCGATCCAGAGGCTTTGCGAGGCCCATCGCACGGTGTCGGCCACCGGCTCGACGAGGCCGCGCGCGTCACCGAGGAGATGCGGCACGCTCGACACGTCCGCCTGGCTCAGCGCTTCCGAACCGCCGAGGAGCGTCGCCGCCCATGCCGCCGCGCGCTTGCCGAACGAGAGAGTCCGCGCCTGCGTGTCGCCGCGCATCTTGAGCGTGTCGGCTGTAAGTTCGGCGCGCGCTGAACGGTCGAATGGCGCCGCGCGGCGCAGCACGTCGTCATAGGCCCCGACGCGCCAGCGTCCGTCCGTGTCCGGCAGGCCCTCGCGCTGCTGGAACACCAGCACCGCCGCCTTCGTGCGCTCGCCGAATGTGCCGTCCACGATCCCGACCGCATAGCCGAGATCCGACAGCGCGCGCTGCACGCGCCGCACAGCCTCGCCGCGCTCGCCGTCCTCGAGTACGCCGTCAAAGGCCGGATCGACCGCCGCCGGCCGCCCGTCGCCGATCACCGCCCAGATCCGCGCGAACGCGTCGCGGCGCGCGTCGAGACCATTCGGCGAGAGGGTGCTCGTCGGCGAGCCGCAGTTGATGCCGCGCGCGCAGGCGAGCACCGCGTCGCGGGTCGGCCCACGGTCGGCCCAGTCGTTGAGGCCGAGGTCGATCCACTCCTGCAGCGCGATTTTGAGCGAGATCGACGCGACCGCCGCCTTGTCCGGGTCTTTCACGAGGTCGACGCCCGCGATTGCCGAGCGGTTTGCGTAATTCTCGCGGCCGGTGAGCTGGATTAGCCCGCGCCCGCGATAGCGCCAGCCGTCGCGCGACAGCTCGCCCCGATTGCCGAGGCGGTTCGCATAGGCGCGGCTCAGCACCTGCTGCGGTTTGTTCGCATAAGCGCGAGCCTGCGCGGGCGTGAAATGCGTCGGGAAAATTTCGAGGAGGCGCGCGGCGCTGAAATTGCCGCTCTCCTCCGTGATTTCCAGATCGCCCGTTTCCGCCGCGAGCTGCGCGAGGAAATGCGCCATGCGCAGAGGCGTCGTGACGCCGTACTGCTCGAACAGCCGCCCGCCTTGTGCGAGCGCCTGCACATAATCGCCTCGCGCCCGTGGGAACAGGGCGCGCAGTATCGGCTCGGTGAGCGTCACCGCCATTGGAATCCCCCTTGTTGTTTCGTGAATTAGAGCGTGGCGGCGAGTCGAAAGATGTCGTCGACCGCGCCGCCGGATTTGCCGAGCGCGACGCCCATCGCGGCAACGAGTGGATCGTCACGATGGATTTCCCGGGCGAGGCCGAAATCGCGCTTGGCTATCGGGTTTGCGTCGAGCGCTGCCCAGAACGCATCTTCGGTCCCTGCCTGTCGCAGCGCGCGAACGAGTTGCAGCGGCGAGACGCTCGACGGCACCGGCTCCGGGATTTCGGGCGCCGGTGCGGGCGTGTTTCCAGCCGCCAGCCACTCCTGATAGCGCTGCCAATCCGAATTCGCCGGGTCTGATGGGATGACCGCCCCGTCGTCGCGGATCACCGAACCATTCTGTGTGCAAATATACATTTACAGCTCCGCCGATAGTTCAAAAACAACGCTATTATACGCGCCGGAAGACTGTGTGCTTGGTGGCCACGCTTTGAAATAATTTGGAGTGATTTCTGTCGCGAACGTCGTTGGATTTGTCCAAGGGCCTCCGTTATACGCTGAGACTGTGCTCAGCACGGTCGGAGATGCTCTCATTTGAATCTGGGCAGCTATTACACATCCACCGTAAGTTGCGATTCCGGCCGACATGAACGTCAAACCAACTAATTGGTAATATCTCCTGGCGAGCTGCACCTCGGTTGAGGGGTCCAAAATTTCTGGAAGCGGCGGAGCGCCATTCAGCCCCGCCGCGATTCCCGGCGTGGCGCGTACGTCCGCGCGCCCGACGCGGACGTAACCGCTGGCGGCATTGAGCGCGGCGCCGAATTGCAACTGGATTTGCAGGCCGTTGGCGATGTTGCCGTTTGGAACAAAAGTATAGGAGACAACACCCGTCGCGCCCGCCGCGATTGGCTGCAGATTGGTCGCGGCGAGATCCGCCGTCACCGTCCCGAAATTGTCGCGAGTCGAGGCGTAGCCCGTGGCGATTTTTGGCGTGATCGCCGCCGACGTGCCGTTATACACCGCAAACTGCACCGTGACGGGCTGCGCCGCCAGCGCATAGGTCAGCAACGCGGCCGACAGGTAGCTCTCGATGCGCTGTTGCAGCGTGCAGGCGGTAAGGCCGGATGCGCAATTGATCTGGAGGGACGATCCGGCGAGACCGGTATTCCAGACCTGCGACCAGGCGGCCGCAGCGCCCGTCGCCGCGATCTGCCAGCCGTCGAGCGTATAGGCTGTCGCGCCGGCGGCGACCGAACCTGACGTGCCGCGTTGGGCGATGGCGAATGAGCCGTTGCGGAATTTGTTGAGCGCGTTGCGCAGCCGCGTGTCGGAGCCGAGCACCGCCTGTTCCGGCGTCGCGTTTCCGCTCGACGGCACGTCGTGTGTCGCCGCGGTCCCGAGGGCCGCCAGCTCAAGCGCGGTTCCACCCGCATTCGCGCGGAGGATTTTGCCCGCGTCGCCGGTTCCCGCAGGCGTGGGCAGCACGGCGGCAAGCTCAAGCGCGGTTCCACCCGCATTCGCGCGGAGGATTTTGCCCGCGTCGCCGGTCCCCGCAGGCTCCGGCAGCGCCGCGAGCGCGTCTATAAAATCCGCGAGGCGCAGCGCGAGATCGGTTGCCAGCGTCCAGCCCGGTCCGGTGCGCATGATCGCGTAGGCGCCGCTCGTCACCGTCGTTCCCGCATACGAGGACGCCAGAGTGAGGTGCGTGTCGTCGGCGACGGTCGCCACCTCGTGCCAGCTCGCACCGCCGTCGAACGTGATCGCGTCGCCCGGCTTGACCTGCGCAAGCCACGCGGTCGCGCTGCCGGTCACAGCTGTGCCGCCGCTGGAAACCGAAGCGGTTCCCTGCCGATACCAACCCGCCATTTCGAGATCCTCAGGTAAACGTGCCGACGTACAATTTATAGGTGAGCGTCAGCGGCTTGATCGTGATCGAGTAGCGCTGCGATCCGCTCAGCGAAACATTGGGGCAGTAGAGCCGCACGCGCTCGTTGAGCACCGCCTGCCCGCCTCGCGCCATGAAGGTGTAGAGCGCGTACAGCCCCGGCTGCCCGTGCAGGGTCGGTTGCGTGATGGACGGCGCGAAACCGTCGAAATAATGCAGATAGGTGCCGTTGGCGACGAACCAGCCCAGATTGACCACGCCCTGCGCGACAGAGGCATCCGCGCGGAATGCGCCGATGACCGTGTTTGCCGCCGTGTTGACGTTCGCGAGCAGCCAGTCCTGATCCACGTCAACAGAAGCGCCGTCATTTTTGGTGAGCCACGCCTCGCGCTCCGGCAGCGTGATGCTGCCGGTGAGATAGTCTGTGCCGTTAAACCCTTTTTCGTTGGTGTCGAACACCACGTCGCCGTTGGTGTCGGCGATCCAGATCCGGCCGGCCTGCGCGTGAAAGCTCATGTGATTTTTTTCACGATTTCACAGTCGGCCGTCCACGTGCTCGCAGTGGTGAGCGCATAAGCGCCGGCGGCGCCGCCGTCATAGCTCGTCTGCTGCTTCACGACGCCGTTGAGCGCCCAGCGGAACACCGATTGCGTAAATGACTGCCCCGAGACAGCCGACGTGTAGAACGTGAAGGTGCGCCCCTGCGCGATCGGCGTGCCGACGCCTGCGGGCGCGCGCCGCAGGTAGCGGCGCGTGCTGTCGAATTTGCCGCCGCCCGCGATGAATCGGTGCGGCTCGATGCGGATCAGGTCGGTCATTGGAGGATCAGGTCCAGAATATCGATTTCATAGGTGAGCGTGATCGCCGGGAACCCGCCCGTGCGGTGGCACCACCACACCGCATGCGCCACCACATGCGTCGCGTCGGCGCCGAGCGTCACGAAGCGCCCCGCGCCATATTGGTCCATCTGCACCGGCACCGAGCCGCACCAACCGACAGCCGGGCTCGTCAGCCTGCCGAGCACGGCAGGGATGCCGGACCGCCCGTGCGCGAACAGCACGATAGCGGGGTTCGTGTAGGCAGGCCCAGCGCTCGCGGCCAGCGCGGGCAGCGTGAAACTCCCCGTCACAGTCTGGATCACCGTCGGGTAGGCGAGGTCGCTGTGAAAATACAGCCGGTCGAGATGGGCTTGCGGATCGTTGAAAGGCGCGAGATCCGTGCCGGAGAAGATGGCAACCTTGCCGCCTCCCGCCGCGCTCGCCTTGAGGGTCATGGTCATGAGGCGTTGGTCGAGATCACAAATTCTTTTGTGCTTAGGTCCATGTACATCAGCCCGTCCGGCGATTGCAGCCGCCCCGCCGTGACAACGCCGAGATTCGCTACGATCGCGCTGAGAGTGGCGACGTTGAGCGCCCGCGCCGTGATCGTGCCGTCCGCGAGCATGTCCCCGCGCAGCACGAGCTTCGGCGTGCCGTCAACATCGGCGATGGTGAACACCGGCACCGCGTCACCGCCATCGGCTGCGGGCAGCGCAACCTGAAACCGATCCGCAACCACAACAAACTCACTCGACGCGTTTTCGCCGGAAAGTTGCACCGCGCCGAGCACGTGGCCGTTCACGTCGACGGCAATGCCCCACATCGCGGATTGCCCCGCGACCGCCTGCATGACCTCTGTCACCTCTGCGCTGAGCGCGCCGCGCTCCGCGCGCAGCGAGCGGACTTGCTCCTGCGAGGTGAGCATTGCGGATATCGCCGCCTCGGCGTTGCGCTGTGCCTGCGCGGTGATATCCGCCGACACCGCTGCGACGGACCCTTCGACCGTGTTGGCCGCCGTGGTGAGCGACAGGCGGAACCGCGTCTGCGCATCGAGCGACGCCTCGGACACCGCCCCCGGCGCGACCGTCGTCGCTTCGGACGTGACCGCCGCCGCGACAACCTGCGACGACGCGGCCGAGGTCGCGGCTACCCACGGCGTCCACGACGTGCCGCGATCCGGGACCGCGTGGAGCGTCGCCCGCACCTCGTACGTGCCGCCAGATTGCACGCCGGAAACCCACGTCACCGCGCCGCTTTCGGGCGCGAGGCAGGTATATTCGAGCACTTCCGTGCCGCCGACGAGACGATATTGCAGGAGGATCGAATCCACCTGATCGTCCTCGGGCGGCGTCCACGTGACGGCGAGAGCCGGGCATGAGACGCTGCTGCCCTCTACCGTGATTGTCACCGCCTGCACGGTGAGATTTTCGACCGGATAGGCCGTCACGCCGCCAGACGGAAGCGGCACGGGCGCGGTGATTGACAGCTCCTGCGACGACGGCTCCCACGCATAGGCCGCCGCCTGCGTCTCTACGAGTGCCACAGCCACGGTCGCGTCCGGCTGCACCGAGATCGACTGCACCTCCCAGATTTTGTTCGTCCAGCCGTAGCGGGTCGAATTCCACACGATCCAGTCCCCCGCTTCGAGGAGCATCATGTGCGCGCGGCCCGTGAATTTCACCGTCGCCTGATTGCGGGCGAGCTGGCGGTAGATTTCGAGGATGCGCTGCCCCTGCGTGGCCGAAGTGACGTAAACGAGGTCGTAGCTCGACTCGAACCGCACGCCGCCGTCGAGCGTCTCGTCCTCGGTCGAGATGCGCGGCGGCAGAGCTTTGCTCTCATAGTAGTCGGCGGGGCTCGTGAACGAGCCGAACACCGCGTTTGTGAGGCTCGTGCGCGGCTGTTTGCCCGCGAATTCGAGCGGCGCCGACGCGATCAGATCGTCATCCGTGATCGTCAACACGGGCGAGCGTGCCGCGCCGACGCACGGGCGCACCTCGCCCCCGCTGTCGATTTCCTTGCCGCCCCACGTCGCCGCGATATCGCGGAGCACGCTTGTGTGATTGCTCCCCTTGGTAGCGATCACGGCGCCGATGCGGTAACGCGGCTCTGTGCCGCCCGCGCGCAGCGCCACCGGTTCATCGCAGGCGTTCGCGGCCTCGGTCGCGGCGTCCAGCGCAATCGCGCTCGCGGGCGTCGACATGCCGCCGATGCGCTGGCCGTGAACATAAACGCCCGTGCGATAGGCGTACCAGGCGAGCACGGGATTCTGTGTGAATTTCCACGTCGACGGGTCCGACGCCGATTGCTCCGCGTCGCGCCAGTCGTAGAGCGCCGCGCCGCGTACCACGAACCTGAATTTCGGGATTCCGCTCTGGAACGTGTTCTCGTCGTAGGAGAGCTGCAGGCGCACATAGCAGATGCCGGTGCCGATGCACTGAGCGTCCCACGCGCCGTCCGCCGCCTGCGACACGAGCCCCGCGTCCGCCGCCGTTTGCGTGCCGTCGTAAAACCACACGCTGATGCGGTTGCCCCACTCGCTGATCGTGCCCGATGTCGCAGCCGGGTCCCACGTGACGTATTCCCCGTTGATGATGATCGCCTCCAGCCCATCGCAGGGGTGATCGGCCAGCGCGAACACGAGATCGAGGTTTTTCAGCCGGTATTTGCTGTTGCTGCCCCAGGTGTTGAAATAGACGAGGCTGCCCGCCGTCGCGGCGGTGCCGAAAATAACGATGCGCGGCTCGTCGGTTTCGAGCGACAGAGACAGGTTGCGCCCGCGCGACGCTGACGCCGTCGGGAACAGAATTCGCGCCACCATGCCGAGGCCGACCGCGACCGCGCCGTTGACGAGCGCCGCGCCGACGGTTGCCGCGACGCCGGTCAGGCCGATTGCACCCGCGATTGCAACCCCTATGAACGCCATCGGTAAACCTCGAAGAGAACGCTGCGGCAGCGGGCTACCGGTCCGGATTCCGATCTCGTGAAGCCGTGTGGACCAAGAAGAATTAAGGGCGAAACCAACCTGTCCTCGATATAATCTGGCCTCGGATAGCCCACATCGCCGTCGCGCGCGTCGGACGGATCGACCGCATCGAACCTGTCGATCACCAGATCCCGCACGCTGCGGTAACCGTGGTTGCGCAGCGCCAGAAGCGCGGACGCCGCAGCCGGGTAGCCGCGCAGGCCCTTGAGCGGATCGCGGCCCGTGGCGGCGAGCAGTGGATCGGCAAAAAGGGTCGCGCAGTCGAAAACGCCCCATCGGAACGGCATTTCGAGCTGCGCGCGGACGATGGCCTGCATCATGATTTTGGCTTGCCCCACACGATCGTCTGCGACACTGCCGCGCTCACCTGTTTGTAAAACCCGTCATTCGCATTGATGAGCCGCTGATCGGCGTCGGAGCGCACGCGCGCGCCGGTGCGCGTCAGCTCGCGGCTGACCGGCTCGGCTTTGACGGTGAGCGTTGCGGTGCCGTCCGCCTGCTCGCGGCGCACGATCTGGTCGACAACCCCCGTGAACCAGCGACGCACCGCCAGAAACGCCATCGTCTCGATGTCGAGAAACGCCACGCTGACCGTGACGGGCCGCTGGTGATAGTGCTCGGTCTCGGTCATGATGAGCGCCTGCGTGTCGACGCCCGAGAAAACGACATCGACGCCGCGCACGCTCATGTCGGCCACGCTCGAAAACGCGCTGATGCTGAACCGGCCCGCGCCGCCGATATAGGTGCGCCCGTCGACGTTCACGTCATAAACGTCATCCCAGAATCCGTAATTGCCGCCGCCCAGCTCGAAATAGACGAGGTTGCGCCGCGCGAAGCGGCCAGCCTGCAGAGCCGCCAGCGCGGCCGTGTCGATCGATCTCATTTGAGCGCCTGATATCCGGTCCACTGGATCGAGGTCACGCCGTCGAGCGTGGTCACGGCGTTGATCGTCGCCGGGTCGATGACGGCGTTGCACCACGCGCCGACGAGGCGCGCGTTGCCCGCTCCGGTCACGAAACCGGGCCGCAGCGCCGGTTCGACGGTGACGGTCAGCGCGCCCGTGCCGCTCGCGACGCCACCCTCGATGACGCGATGCAGCGCGACGCTCGCGGCGGTCGGGAACGATATCCAGTCTCCCGGTGAGGCGACGTAGCCCACGGGGAGAGCGCCGAGCGTCACGGTCGACGCCGTCGCGTCGGCAGCCGTGAGATTGGCCGTGCCGTCGAACGATCCGCCGCCCGGGCGCGTGAGAGTCGCCACACCGTCAGGATAGGCGACAGGGTTCTGAAATCGCGCGTCGGTCCCCTGGAAATAGCGCAGGCCGCCGCGCAGGGAGGCGAGCCACGCTTCCCACGCGTTGGCATCCGGCGCGAGGAGCGGCACCGTCTGATAGGCGAATTTCCACGTCGCCGGGCCGAGATTGGCCACCTGCACGAGGCCGCCGCGCGTCGTCGCGCGCGTGTCCATCCGCTGCAGCGTGACGGTGCATTGCGCGATTTGCGCCACATCGAGGAGCGCGCGCGGGTAGGTAATCGTCACCGGATAAATCCTCGCTGTGTCGCATCCTGCACGGCTGCCACGGCGCGCGCAGGCAGCTCAGCATGAAGGCTTGCAATCGCCGCCTTGATCTGCTCGACGCTCTCGGGATAGGCGCCGCGCGCATCGATAGTGATCGGCATCGAGACGTGCGTCGTTCCGGCGCTCTGACCCTTCTTCAGGATCGTCTCGCCCTCTTCGAGGATCGTGGGCACCTCGCGGGGCAGCAACCCCGCAACGCCGCCCTCGTGATAGCGTACAGCGCCCTGAAAGACCGACGCCGAGACCATGCGCGACGCGCCGCCCTCGCCAGCGGTGCCGCCATCGTGAAACACGCTCGCCAAGAGCGACGGGACAACGCCCTGCTGCCCCGTGATGCCGCTCGTCTTCGTCCCGAACAGGGGCTGCATCACCGCGAGCTGAAACTCAAGCTTGATGAGATCCTGCAAGATTTGCTTAAATAGCTCTTCAGCCGAAAACTTCGAGCCGTTCACCCACGATGAGAACGCACTTTCGAGGTCTTTCGAGATCGTTTCGCTGATGCGCTTGAGGCCCTGATATTCTTCCTCGTAGAGCTTTTTCACCTTCGCGGCGGTGACGTCGGCCATGCGCTGGCGGGCCGTCTCGAATTGTTCGTTCGAGATCGCCTTTTCATCGAGCAGTTTCTGAAACCGTCGCAGTTCTTCCTGCTCTTCGGCGAAGATCAACGCGAGCGTCTGCTTGGTCTCCGTGTAATACATCTTGTTGAGGGCCGCGATCTGGCGCAGGCCCGCCTCGCGCTTGCGGGCGTCGGCCTCGTCGTCGCTGTCGTCGTCGGCCTTCGGGATGTCCAGCGGCGCGGTGCGCGAGGTCGCCTTACGGCGGGCGCGTTCGTCGAGCAGCTTGTCCATCAGCGCAATCGCCTCGGTCACATTCTGGCTGAGACGTTGGACATTCGCCTCGGTATCAGTTCCGAACAGCCAATCTGAAATCACGTTGTTGTCGAACGTACCCTTTTGGCTCGATTCCGCCTTTTTTAGCGCATCGCGCGCGCCCTCTAGAACTTTGACTTGTATCTGGATGCGCTCTTCAAGCCCTGTGTCGGTAACGGTGCCGATATCCTGAAAGCTGTCATACATGCGGCGGACAGCGTTGCTCAGCACAACTGTCCCATCGCCAACCTCTTTCAACAGCGGCGCAATGTTGAGCAGCGCCTGCTTGAATTGCGTGTCGAGCACCTTCGAGACAGCCTCGAACCCGCCGCGCATATCCTGGCTGTTTCGGATAACCGATTCATCAACGATGATGCCATAGTGACGAGCCGCTTCTGCCGCGCGCGTGAGACCGTCCGACCCGTCATTGAGGATCTTCGCGAGGTCGGCGTTCGATTTGCCGAACACCTCCGCCGCGAGCTTCGCCTGATCGTACGGCGATTTCAGCGCGGCGATCGCGTTTGCGACCATGCGCAGGCCCTGCTCGGCGGATGTCGCGCTGCTGAGCTGCTTGAGCAATTCAGCGTTCGAGCCTTCGAGATGCTCTTTCAGATCTCCTTCGTCGGCCTTGAACTTGCCGAGTTCCTGCGCAAATTCTTTCAGCCCGTCCTTCACCTTCGAGAACGCAACGTTGGCCTCGTTCGCGCGGTAGCCCATCACCTGGAAAAACGTCGTCGAAACCGTCGCCGCGTCGGCCGCGTCGCCGATGGCCTTGAACTCGTCGATGCCCTTCTGAACTTCGCTATGCAGGAAATTGAACAGCATCACCGGCGCGGCGGCCGCGAGCGCGTCTTTCGCCTCGTCGACCGCCTTGCCGACGTTCTTGAATGTTCCCTGAAACAAATCATCGATTCGCTTGAGGGTTGCGCCCGTGCTGGTCTCGAAATTGCGCATTTCCGTCGACGCGCGATCGAGCGCGGCGAGCAACTCTTTCGAGTCGCCGTCGATGACGGCGGTCATGTCGGAGGCGTTGGGCACGGGCGCTGCTCGCGATTAGAGGAAGGAGCGGCTGACGGGCGGAAGCTGGAGCGGCGCGAAAGTGACGCTGGCGCTCGAAGACCACGACAGATTGTACGTGCCGTCGACGCCGACATAGGCCTGCGGGATCGGGCCGACGAATTTGTCTCCGCTCGCGGGCACGGTAATCACGAGGTCAGGCACAGGTTGCGTGCCGACGCCCTCTTGATAGGTGTTCGTCGTCTGCGCCGCGATCGTCAGCGTGACCGCCGAGGCAGCACCGTTTTTCACGTGCAAGATGTCGCGCTCGTTGCCGCTCGCGGGCACCTTGTCGCCCGTGGTGGAGGCCGAGTTATAGGTTGCGGTAACGCCGGCGGGCGTCACCTTCTGCGGAGTGTAAGCGGTCATCTGTGATCTCCTGTCAAAGTGGGTTCGGCCCACAAAAAAACCCGGCGCGAAGCCGGGCTTTTTAGTGTGTCGCTTGTGCCGCGATCATTTTGTCACGGTGCTTTTTTCTCGATCTTGTCCGTGAAGAACGTCGCGTTCATGCACCTTGCCTCTATTTCATCGCACAATATATCGACGCTTCCATACAATTTGTATGGGCGGCCATTTAGCGACAGCGTTCCGATTGCCGAATAATTCGAACCCAAACGAAAAACATCCGCATCAATATGGGATGCTCTTTCCATCGATAATCCTTCTATGCTTTCAACAAGAATAGATTTCGCTAGCCGTTTTTGGCGATATGCATGAATCATTTCTTCCGCAGTTGTAAGCGTTCCACCAACAGCAAAAAATATTATCGTTATTACAGCCATAACAATTGCTATTAGCTTCAAAAATATACTGACATATATATTCATGGCGTCCCCCAACGCACAACACGATTGACAGCGAAACAGTTTTGACCCAGCGTAACGAGCGAGGCGAACCGGTGTTAGCGCACCGGCCCGCCTCTGACCACAACCTGCACTACGGATGCAAACCATGGCTTCGAACACACTAGCCGCGGCGGCTGCCGCGCATCAAGACGTATCTCTCACCAAATCCGACGTTGCCCTCATCGCCACCGGGCTCGAAAATGCGATCTGGAAACTTCGCATTCTCGACGCGTGGGTGAACTATAATTGCGGTCTGGAGGAACCTGACACCGACGCGATCATGGTTGGCTTCAACGATCTCTATGCCGAGATCGAAACCATCCTTGAAGGCCTTCTCCCCAAGTTCCAGACCGACAAGTGGTCCCAGTTGCTTCGGGCCTTGAAGGCCAGTGCGGCCGAAGGCGGCGCTCAATGAGCGCCGTCACCGCCTTCGATTTCGAAGAACTGCCCGTGCGCGTCATCCTGCGCGACGGGCAACCCTGGTTCATTCTCGCCGATGTGTGCCGGGTTCTCGACATCGCCAACTCAAGAGATGCCGCATCGCGGCTCGATGAAGATGAAAAGGGTGTCGGTACTACCGACACCCTTGGAGGGAAACAGTCACAGATAACCATCAACGAAAGTGGCCTCTACAGCCTGATCCTGACCTCGCGGAAGGAGAACGCGAAGCGCTTCAAGAAGTGGGTCACTTCCGAAGTGCTTCCGGCCATCCGCCGCACCGGCGAATATCGCGTGCCGGCCACGGGCTCTGACATCGTGATGCCCGACGATTGGCGCTATCAGGACGCCAACACCGAGGATCTCAAGATCTGCGTCGCCCTGCTACGCGAGGCTCGCTACAACCACGGCAAGAAGGCCGCCGTGGAACTCTGGCGGAGACTGTCTCCGCCCTTGCCTCCTATCGACGCCATCTCGAAGGACGATGTATCCCGCTTCGTGCGGGAAGTCATTCGCTCCGCCCCCGGAAACAGGGTGAAGGCCGACGCTCTCTATGCCCGCTACCGCCTCTGGTGCCGCGAGAACGGTATCGAGCCACTCACGATGACCGCACTCGGGCGCCGCCTCCAAACCTTCGATTTCGAGAAGCGGAAGCGGACGGGCGTCTACTATATGAACATCGCCCTTTCCTGATCGGTTCATCCCCGCGTAGGCGGGGAACACCGTGCCGATCCGCACTCATGCCGCCACCGTGTCGGTTCATCCCCGCGTGGGCGAGGAACACACGCTTGCCTTGTCGGCAGCGTCGCCGATGTCCGGTTCATCCCCGCGTAGGCGAGGAAAACTATAACATCGGTTGTTCGTTACGGCACACGCCTGGCATCGTCGCGAACATCATTTCGATGCGCGCCACTTTCTCGTCTTGCGTCTCAGGGTGTTCGACTGCCTGCGGAAAGCGGCCCGCGATAGAGGCGGTCAGCTCGTAAAATGTTGACTGCCAGAACGTGTCAGGCGGCCAGCCCAGGCGCGCCGCCGCACCGATCAGGTCGCCCCAATCGATGAAGCGGCCGGACGAGGGTCCGGCGCGGACGGCCCGTCTTCCGCCACGGCAAGCCGTTCGGCGAGGCGCTCCTCGCCAACGAAGAAGTTCGAGATGAGACGTGCCACATCCTGCATGGCGCGCATTGGGCCGACCGCGAGAATGTGCGCCTCGATCACGTCACGACGGCACATTCCCCAAAGTGCCTCCTCGTAGACGGCGGCAATCTGGGTGACGGGCAGGCGTGCGACCGTGACGCCGTCTGCCACGATGGCGCGGAGAACATCGCCCATCGGGCCGCATCGCTCCTCAATGCGACGGGCGAGATCGAAGGTGCGGCGAACGTGGTACGTAATACCCGCTACCTCGAAGATTTCGGCGTGCGCGCCGTGCTGCTCACCGCTCATCAGGCAGCCGCCGTGAATTGCGTCGGGCCGTCGACAGAGATCGTGGCCTTGAACGGGATCACGTCATCGACCTTGCTGCTCGCGGGGGCGTAAGACAGCACCTGCGCGAAGAACGAGAACGACGAGTTGTTCGTGCCCTTCGAGTCCGCCAGCTCGACGCGAAACCCGAACGCGGAATCGCTGTTGACGGCTCCAGCCAACAGGCGTTGGCCCGGATCGCTCGGGCGAAACTGGCCTGAAATCGTGATCTGACCGCCGTCTTTCAGCCCCTTGATGCGCCGCCGCCAGGTGTCGGACAGCGCCGTGACATCGATTTCCTTCCGCGTCGGCAGCCCGAAACCGGACAAATCGTTGACACCGTCAACCAGCACCGTTGCCGCGCCGCCCGGCGCAGCCGAAATCAGGAGCTTGAGCCCCGCGTTTTTTACTGCCGTTCCCGGCATGGTCGCCTCCTGTTGTGAAAATAACTGCCGCACGAACTGTTCGAAAATTCCGAAGAGTTGCCCGCTAATCCTGTACGAGCACGCGCACCGTCACCGCCCCCATTTGCGTCACGCCATCGGCGTCGCGGCGCGTTTCCTCCGCCGTGATCTGGCAGAGCACCGCGGCGCCCGCCGCCAGCGTGAGCGGCTTGTCGTGGAGCGCCTCGCGGATCGAGGCGATGATGCCGAGCACCTCTTTCTTGCCGCGATAGCTGCTCCAGACGCCGAGCCAGACGGTGTGCTGCGCGAAGTCGCCCGAAAGCGGCGCACCCGGCGCGTGCGGCAGCGTCTGATGCGCCTGAAACTCGACGAACGGGAACGGCACATCCTGCGGCGCGTCGTCGTAAACCGCGACCGGTGCGAGCGCCGTCGTCAGCGCGTCGAACAGCGCTTTGTGAACCTCCAGCTCGCGCGCCGGCATCAGGCGGCCAGCGCTTCGGCGTTGATTTCGGTCGCGAGCTGCTGCAGCTCGTCCGTGGTGCACTCGGCGAGGGCCGCGTCGAGCGCGGCGCTCAGCGCGCGCCAGGCGTCATAGAGCGCGTTGCCCTGCTGATTGATGTCGTCGAACGTGGGGCGATAGCGCTCGCGGATCGCGTCGATTTCCGCCTCCATGGCGCGCCATTCGGCGTTCCGGCGCTCGTCGAGGGCGCTCTGCGCCGCCTGATTTGCGTCCATTTCAGACTGGATTGCCTGCACGGTTTCAAGCGCCGCCATGATCATGTCTCCTGTAGGGCGGCCCGCACAGCCGCTGCGATGAGTGCTTTGACGCGGGGCCTCGCCGCCTCAACGGCGGGCCGGAAAAAAGGATGCGCGGGGCGGGGCGGCACCATGCGCTTCATGCGGCGCGTGCTCACCTTTCCGCCCTTGCCTATTTTCGTGACGCGTTTGTCACCCTTTTTGTAGCCCTTGGTGCCGTATTCCACCCACGCCGCGTAGTGCGCCAGCTCGCGCAGGTCTTTGGTGATGAGCCCGACCTTCCAGACGGACGCGGCGCGGAGGCGCGCCAGAGCAGCCGGGCTTGCGAATGCGTCGCGCAACTTGCCTGTCTTGACGGGCGCGCGGGCCACGATCTCGGCCTGCAGGATTTTTGCGGCCTCTTCCGTCGACGCCGCCATCGCCGCCGCGACGCGCTGTTTGGCCGCCCCGAAGCGGTCCGGGCCGCGCTTGATGTGGGACACGGTTATTCCCAGTCATCCGGGTTCAGCTCGCTCGGCATCTGATCGAGCTCCTCGTCCGTGACTCCGGACCGATCAACGACCTCCCAGCCACGACTGGTCAATTTGGAATAGTCCTCTTCGAGGTCCGCGCCTTGCTCGGCCAGTTGATCCTTTTTGCGCTGCAGATCGAGATAGCGGTCGCGCAAGTCTGCGAGCTGATCGAGTTCTGAATTCACGTCGAGCGCTTGAGGGCGCTGCTTCAGGGCTGCAGCCGGCATCAATCGTCATCCTCGTCGCTATCGGACCACTCCGGTGGAGTGAGACCGTCCATCAATTCACGGGGAGATGGCCTGTCCTCGTATGGCTCGTCTTCGATTTTGCCGAGGATGTCGTTCACGACGCGCCAGCCGGTGTCCCGCAACTGCTGCGCCTCCTCGTCGATCTCGTCGATTTGCTCGGAGATGCGCCAGAATTCCTCTCGATTTTTTCGGGCCTCGTCGCGCAGCGAGGTCAGCTCCGAAATCATCCGGTCGTACTCACGGCTCATTGCGTAACCCCCGCTTCGGCGACGATGATCATCGTGAGGGCGCGCGCCGGGCCGCGCCGCAGCTCGCGGATGTTGAGGATTTCATCGCCCCAGCGGATGCGCATGGACTCGGTGATGTCGCCGCGCCGATGCAGCGTGAACAGGTATGTGCGCGTGGCGCGCACGGCGCCCTGGTGGTCGCTTTCGCTGCCGCGCACGGCCTCGACCTTGGCGAAGGCGCGCGGCTGCACGGCGCGCCATTCGACGGTTTCGCCGCCGTAGCCGTCCGCCGTCGCGACGGGCGTCTCGAAGGTGAGCCGCTCGCTGAAATCGCCGCTCAAGCCACCCATTGACGGCTCCCACCGATTTCGCGGTGAGCGATCAGCCGCAAAAGGATACTCTCGACAGTGCCTCCAGCCCAGAATGCGGCGAAGAGATACCAGCCGACAGCCATCAGGACGGTGATCAATACGATATCCATCGCGAGCCCGAGCGGGCTGAAGCGCAAACACTTCATCGATTTTTCTCGGCGTTGGAGGTTGTCAGAAACCGGAAATGCGGTGCTGCGAGAGGAGCGCGTCGCAGGCGAAGCCGAAGCCGCCCTTGAGATCGTTGCCCGCCTCGCGGTTGACGTAGTGCATGCCGACGATCAGTTTCGCGGCCTGCCGGATGCCGAGCGGGATCTGCGCCGGCGTGTCGCCGTAGCCCGCCACAAACGCGACGCGCACCGCGTGCGGGTGCGCGGCTGTGCCGGGCCAACGGGTGACGGGCAAAATATGCCCCTGAAGGCACGCGGTTTCGACCGCGTACGCCTCAGGGTCGAGCGTCTGAAGCGTGCCCGCAGCGTCGAGATATTTGACGCTCGTGACCGATTGCAGGGGCGGCATGGGCAGGCACAGCGCGGCGCCACACTCCGGAAAAGCATGGACGCGATACTCGAAACTCTGCGTGAGGAGCGCGCGCCCGAGATAGCCGCCGCGCCCGTTGAATCCTTCGAGGTATTCGGTCGCGAGCTGCACATAGTCGGCAAGGAGCGCGTCTTCGTCATCGATCGTGATGCGCAACTGCGCTTTTGCATCGGCGACGGTGAGAATTTGCCCGGTCGGGGCCTGAGTGCGAACAAGGTACATGGGCGAGGCTCCGGGAGATGAGCGCGGCCGGGAGAGAGCACCGGCCGCGCGGACGCATGACAACTGGGGGACGGAGGAACGGGTTAGCTGACCGGCGAAAGGCTCGGATCGGAGAGACGCACGAAAACCGACGACAGCGGGACGCCGCCGGTAAAGGTGCCGGTCGCTTCGAGATCGATTGTCACGTAACGCTTGTTGCCGACGTAACCGATTTTGTAGATGCCTGCGGCCTCGGCCGGGGAGTCGATGGCCTTTACGATGCCGCTCGACACAGTCGCCTCGATGTCGCCGACGAGATCGTCCGCTGTCACAGCCGCTTGGCCGGAGCCGGACGCGTCGCTGTGCTGGAGGATGAGTTCGAGCTTGAGCGCGTTGGAAAGCGTATCTGACGCATTTTCGGCGTTGACCGCGAAAACGATGTCCATCGCGCGATAGATCACGCCGTTCTGGATGCGGTCCACCTCGACGGCGGTTTGATCGGCCGGTGCTACGCCGTTGAACACGGCGATATATTTCGACTCGGCGACGCGATTTCGGGATGCAGAGCCCATGGGAGATCCTTGTTTTTTCGGGATGGAAGCCGGGCGGTTGGGTTATGAGCCGCCGCCCGGCTTTGGCGCGCGCGATGGCTGCGCCTGTTCAGCGCAGCCTTACGCCTCGCACTTCAGGAACTTCATGTGCTCGAAGCTCTGCACGCCGCCGCCGTAGCGCTTCGTCGTGTAGAACTTGACGAAGCCCTTCCGCGTGAGGTTATCGCGCGTCATCGTCACGCCCTTACGGTCGAGGATCAGATAGGTCCGCGCGAAATCGCCGAACGCAATGGGGAATTTATTCGCACCGAGGGTCGGCATGAAATCGTCGAAATCAATCGGATAACCGAGCAAAGTCGGCTGCAACACCCCGCCTTGGAAGCTCTGTTCCCAGAGATATTCGCCCGTCGTCAGCTTGAACTTACGGACCTGCGCTGCCGTGGTGCGGTGCATCAGCCAGCGAGAACTTTTGAGCGACGCGGATTTGAGGCAATAGAGCACGTCAAGGAACACGTCCGAGGGGCTCGACGCCGCGAATCCCGTGGCACCGCCGGTTTTGACATAGCCGACCTTGCCGTAATCAGCCGATGCGTCGTAATCGCCGTAGCCCGCCTGCGCCTTGACCGGCACGGTGAGCAGACCTTGCGGCTCACTTGTTCCATTTCCCAAGAGGAACGTTCGCGCCTCATCGTCCCTATATGCGATTTCCAATTCGCTGCGTATCCACCCTTCGATGTCAAAATTTGCATCTTCGAGGAGAATTTCCGTAATGATCGGCTGCGCATAGCGCTCGTGTACTTGAAACTCCAACTTGCGCAGGCGCGACATATCGGTTTCGCCGCGATCATCAAGCTCACCGACGTTGGAGACGTTCGTGCCCCCGATGCTTGCCATCTTGGCAAGTTTTTGGGTCGTTACGCTGCGCACAGAGGCGAGTGAGCGCATTACCGTGTCCGTTTCGAGCACGCGCTCAATACCGGTCTCCCATTCCTCGGGCACGAGAAAGCCGCCGCGATCCACGTCAAACGTGGAAGCTGCGCGGGCTTGCGGAGTAATGCTTTCGAGCTTGCCGGTCGCGCCCTTGCGCATGAAGGCGAAAAACTCGCCCTTGTACTCGGTTTCCTGCTTACTCGTGCCCGGCCGCGCCGCTGCGGACGGCTTCGTGAGCTGACGCACGGCGTCCTCGGTGCGCGCCGCTTCATCGGCGAGACGATCTTCGCGGAGCTGCGCGAGGGGATCGCGACCGTTACGCTTTTCCAGCGCGGTCAGGCGCGTACCCACATCGTCGCGCAGCGCGGCGAGCGAACGGTTCATCTCGTCGATCGCAGCGCGCATGTCGCGATGGTGCGGACGCTCGGCGCGGGGCGCGCGCCGCTCGCCGTTACGAGCTGCCATTTCCGCGCTGATACGCTCGCGGGTTTCGCGCGAACGCGCGATGACATCCTGTGTCTCAGTTGCTTCGGGCATTCGCCCCTCCTCTTGTCATTCCCCGGAGCCTCGCCGCATTACTTCTGATCTGCCTCGCGAACTCCGCGACCGCCGAGGCGTCTTCATCACTCGACCGCCGCGACTGACGCGGCGATGGCGCTTGCGGCGCGGAGGCACGGGGCGAAACGCCCGGCATCAGCGCGTCACAGAACTTCTTCTGAACGGCGTCGGAGGCCGACAACCATGTTTCCCGGTCCATCATGGCGCGGATCTCATCCACGCCGAGGCCGGTGCGGGCGGCGTAGGTTTCAGCCATGCCTGCATCGATCTGTTCGAGCAGCACCGCCGTCTCGCGCAGCTCCTTCGCGTTGCCGCAGTCCATGCACCACGCGTTGTGGATCATGAAATGCGCGTTCGGGGCGATCTCGATGCGCGTTCCGGCCATCGCGATCACCGATGCGGCGGAACCCGCTACGCCAGTGATGCGCACGATGACGTTTCGACCGCTGGCGACGAGGTCATTGTAGATCGCGAGCCCGTCGAAGATGTCCCCGCCGGTCGAATTGATGCGCAGAACGATGTCCCCGGCGTCCGCCTGCGCCAGAGACTGACGAAAAGCGGCTGCCGAGATGCCGTTCGGGCCGATATCGCCGTAAATGTCGATCTCGTTGCCGCCAACGAAGGCGCGCACGGCGATTTTGGCCTCTGGAGCCGCTTCAGCGCGTTTACGGGCGAGGAAGCGCTTCGGGACGGCGGGAAATGAGGGCAGTTGGGGCATTTTTTGCCTCGCCTTGAGTTTGCGGTTTCTGATCCACGCGCTTCACGGGCACGCCGTAGTCGTCGCCGCCCTCGTCCTCGCGCGGGTTCATGCCCAGCTCGGCGCGGATCTCGTTCGGGTTCATCGCTTCGATCTCGCGCAATATCTTGTAGGCGGTGGCGCGGCTCTGCAGGTCGCCGCGGATGAGGCCGCGCAGGTCGCATGCGATCATGTGATTGGAACGTTCGGCTTCCGTGAGCAACGAGACGGTCATCTGCTGGCCGACAACCTCTCCCCATGGATCGATTGTGTGCTGCACGAAGCCGATGGCCTGCTGTTCGATGCCCGAGCCCCACGACGTTGCCTTGTCCACGTCGCCGAGCATGTGCGGCGGCACCCCGAAATACATCGCGATTTCAGAGCGCTGGAATTTCCGCCCGTCGTAGAACTGCGTTTCCTCCGCGTTCCACGCCATCGGCGTCCAGTCCATACCATCTTCGAGGATGACCACCTTGTGAGCGTTGTCGGCGCCGGAATAGAGATCGCGCCAGCGCTTGCGAAAGCGCTCGAACGCTTCATCGTCGAAGTGGCCCTGATATTTCACGACACCGGACGGTGACGCTCCGTTCGCAAACAGCTTGGCGGCGAACCGTTCTTGCTGAATCGCAAGCCCCATCGCCTCGCGGGCGGAGTCGAGAAGGGAAACACCCATCACGCCGTCGAGACAAACGCCCCGCAGGTGCAGAATTTCCTCGTTGCGGAAGTATTGTGAGCCGCCCCGCGCCCAAGAATAGTGGTAGATCACGCCGAGTTCACCCGATGGCCCTGGCTCGAACACGTCATCAAGAGCCATGCGATCCGGGTGCAGCGGGATGAGTTCGACGAGCTTGTTGCCGGATCGGCGAACGAAGGTGTAGGAGTTGCCGCGCAGCAAGATATGAGCAACCATCATCTGCTTGAGCGTGAACGGCGCCATGCGATAGCGGTTTGGCTCGACGTTCAGCAGCAGCGACGCCGGATGATCGCGCACCGGAATGCGCGCGAGGTGTCCCTTCCGCTCTTCAAGGCGGTAGACCATGAACGGGCACTTCGCGAGCGCCTGACTGATGATGCGCACGCACCCGTAAACGGCAGGGATGCACAGGGCGTTCGCTTCGCCGACGTAGACTCCGCTCGCCGTGCGCCGCGATTCCGCGATTTCCTTCACGAGATCAGCCGTCGTCATAGGCTTCGCCTGCCCCATCAGGACGCGCGTTGCGCCCTGCACGCGATGCCAGAGCGACGCGGCGGGATTTGATTTTGCCATCAAAGCACCCAAAGCTTTGGCTCGGCGCCGGTTGGCGGCGCATTGGTTTCGACCGGCTGTGGGTCGTTAAACGTGTCGTGCCCGGTCGCAACATCGATCGACATGGCGCGCAGCTCGCCGTCGTGAGCTGCTGCGGGCACGGCTTCCGCCATGGCGAGGGTCAGCGCGATGATGGTCGCGACAATGCCGTCAATGCGGTCAGTCGACTTATCCTTGATCGGCACGATGTCGCCCTGCTTGCCGACGCTCACCGCCACGTTGCTCGCCATCCACTTCAGCACCGGGTGGCCGCCGTGATCGAGGCTCCCCGCCACGACGAGACGCTCCAGCTCTTTCGCGCCCGGCGACATAGAGCCGTAGCCCTGCTGCACCATCATCACGCGCGGTTCCTGCTTACCGGTGCGCGGATTGCGCGCCATGCCGAAATGCTCGACCAATTTCGGGCCGAGCCAGCCCGTGTTCCACTTGTCGATCCCGACGCGCATCACGCTGAGCTTTGCCGCATCGCGCTGAATGTCGGCGAAGATCGTCTCCTGATCGATGGTGTTTCCCTCGGTCGCTATCAGCGAGCCCTGCGCCGCCCACTTGTCGTAGGGCACGCCGTCGCGCTTGACGCGCAGCTCGATGTTGTCGGCGGGCACGTACAGGCGGCAGGCAACGCGCGTGCGCATGTCGCCGCCGGCGGGCGGAAACACGTAGATCACGGCGGTCAGATCCTGCACGCTCGATACGTCGATGCCGATGTAGCAGGGCCGCCCCCGGCATTCGTCGAGGATCGTGCGCCAGGCGTCGGGCCGCGTTTCGTCGCAGCACTTCACCCAGCGGTGAATTTGCAGCCAGCGCACCGCCTGCTCGGTCCACTGATTGAGGTGATAGCGCCGGAAATCGTTTTCGAGGCGCGGGTTGTCCATCGCCTTGCGAAATTCGCTTCGAATGAAGTCGGGGCGCACGCTGATGCCCCAGTTCGGGTTCGCCTTGCGCCACGTTTCCTCCTGCTGCCAGTCGTCATCGGGCCCGGCGGCGTAATGCGCGATCAGCCGTTCCGGATCTTCGAGGGCGCCTTCGAGGTATTTCTGATCCTGCTGATACGCCTCCCAGCCGAATCCGCGCCGTTCGCCCGCCGTCGAGGTGTCGAATTCCAGCGGCTGGCGGCGCGCAGCCATGCTCTGGCGAATGAACTGATCTAATTTGTCGTCTGACCACTCGTGCAGCTCGTCGCCGATCTTGAGGTGGGTGTTGAGCCCGTGCTTGCCCTTCGGCTTGGCGGTGAGCGGCTCCCACTTCGAGTTCATCTCCGCGAAAACGATCTTCTTCGCGAATTTTTCGAGGCGCTGCGACAGCTCCGGCGACTGCCCGAGCATCGCGCCGCCGATGTCGAACACCAACTTCGCCTGCTCCTCGTTGGTGGCGGTCGAGTAGATCTGCGCGCCATACTCCCGATCGCCCGCGAGCACGAGCAGCCCGACGCCTGCGGCCAGCGTGGTTTTGCCATTTTTACGTGGCACCCATAGCCGGGCCTTGCGGAAGAGGCGCGAGCCGTCCGGCCGTTTCCAGCCGAACAGGGGGCGAATGATGTCGAACTCCTGCCACGGCGAGAGACGGAACGGACGGCCGTAATAGCTGCCCTCGACGCCCCGCAGATAGCGCGGGAAGAACGCGGCGGCCGCGTCGGCGGTGCGCTGGTCGTACTGCGCGCCGGGCGTGAGCGCGACCGTGCGCAGCACGTGCTCCGGCATGCGTGCGAGGTCCGGCGACGTGTCGGGGATGCGGGCGAGGGCTGTCATCTACCAATTTTGAGCGTTAAGATGTTCCGGCAGGCGTTCAAAATCTTCGTCAGACAACGCATCGATAATATTTTGTGCTTTATCTATATACGGGTCAGATTCCTCTTGAATCCTCTCCATTTCCTCACCTAGGTCCTGAATCTTGCCGTCAAGTGCCCAATACTGATCGTCAAGTTCTTTGTATTCCTGACTGTCGTCAGGATGCCGATTGCGCTCGCGCTCGACGGCGGTTTGCTCCTCGCCAACTTTCATCATCTGCTCTTCGAGGGACAGCCATTTGTTGCTGATCGGCATATAAGCGTCGCGCAGAACGCCAAGTTCAGCAACGACCACGGCGAATTCTTCGTCGGAGAGCATCAGTTCAAAATCCCAAAGTCGCGCCCACGATGTCGTCAGTCTAAAATCGCGTCCCAGCCGAGGCTGCTCACTCGGTCGGGATCAATCTCCTGCATCCGCGCTACGATCTCTTTCTTGCGCTCCTGCAGCTCATCGCTTTTGTCGGCGGTCTCATGGAAATAATCACCGACACTGCGCACCACATCCGGCGCGTAGGCCCGAGACAGCGCGTTTTGCGCATAGGTGATGGCGTAATCAGCGATTTCCCGCTGTTCACGGGCGAGTGCATTCAGCTCATCTTCGAGATCGCTGGTATCCTCTGCGCGCGGGCGACGGAAAGGCGGCATGACAAGCTCCTAGTTCAAAATCCCAAAGGGCGTAGCGGGGGCGGCTGTGGCGGCGGCAGCTTCGGCGCGATTTTCGGGCGCCTCGTCATCCTCGAACGGCAGCGACAGCACCGGGCGCGGCCCGTCGCCTTCGCTGCGGGCGCGGATTTCCTTGAGCTTGAACCGCATCAGCGGCGTGAGCGCGAAGCGGTCTTCGAGCCCCTCGATCTTGCCCTCGATGTCGAGCATCGCCTTCAGGTCCGGGTTGATGCGCTGGAGCTTGCAGTGTTTGCTTTCGGTCTCGTAGGTCTCGCCGATCGCGTTCACCTTCGCGCGGAGCTTCAGCCAGCGGGCGACGTGATCGCAGTAGCGCGCGAGCGCGGGTTCCTCGGACGGCAGCAGCAGCCCCGCGCGGCGCAGTTCCGGCGCGGTGAGCTGCCAGATTTCGCGCCCGGCGGCGTCGAGCCACTCCGGCGCGTCGGCGATTTCGACTGTATCGGTCATCGGACCATTTTGCTGAGGCCGGGAAAATGGTGCGGGGCGGCCGGATTGCCGCCCCGCCGCCGGGGGGTATTCAGGTTCGGGAGCGGGCGGCCTTGAATCTTACCTACGGCCAGGAGAGGTAGCCGCCCTTGTTCGTTTCCGTTGCCCAGTGACTCCGGCGCGAACGCCGGTCGCTTTGGTCGCAAGCCGTGTCATTGCCGAGTTATGGTGTGCACCGTCCGGCGCCCCCGAATTGGTGATCCCGTGGGGGAATTGGAATTGGTGCGGGGCGTTTAAGGTCCGCCCCGCCAAGACCGGCCACCCTCGCGGAAGGGATTCGGTTAATCGTTCTTGCAGGGGCGCGCGACGACGACGCAGCGCTTGAGGTCGAGCAGCGTGTTGCTGCCGCCAACGCGCGCGGGGTCGCAATGCACATCCACGACGCGGGCGAGTTCCCACGTCATGAAGCGCTCGCCGTGCGCGTTGATGACTTGCTCCTGCCAGCGCTTCACGGCCGAGCGCTGCGCCGAGCGGATGAGGTGATAGGCGTCGCCAGCGGCGCGGATCGGTTCGCGGCACTCGGGGCCAGGCGGCGGAGGAGCCGGGCGGCGATGATGCGGGTGCGCGGCGGCGGGCGTGGTGAGGGCAAGCGCGATCAGCAGCGCAGCGATGGGGCGCATGGGTTTCTCCGTAAGTGCCGAAAAAAGTTTCAGAAAACCCGCTCCGGCGGAGTTTTCGATTAGGCGCGCGGTTGAGGCGCGAAAGGGTGTAGAGATTTCGAGATGGGGGGAGGGGTCAGCCCTTCCGACCATCCGGCGTGCCGAAGTTGCTATCCTCGCGCGCCGTCTTCTCGTCGTGGTGGCGCTTGCACAGCGCCTGCCAGTTGTTCGTGTCCCAGAACAGAGTGCTGTCGCCCTTGTGCGGTGTGATGTGATCCACCACAGTTGCGGGCGTTGCCACGCCGTCAGCCCAGCACATCGCACACAGCGGGTGCGACCGCAGATACGTCGCGCGGGCCTTCCGCCATCGGTGATTGTAGCCGCGCACGTGGCTCGGCTCGCGATAGCGATCAAACTCGCGCTTGCGTTCGCGCTCGCGCTCGTCTCGTGTCTGATTGTCTGGGCGGAATGTTCCGGGCGCCGTGGGCATTGTGCCTACCGTGTACTCTACGCGCCATTTGACCTCACGATGTCAAGGATTCTAGGCGCGCGCAAGCCCTTCTCGCTTGGGTTGTGGATAACTACCGCGCACCATCTGGCGACGGCAGCAACCTCACGCTGCTATCGCCTTGATATGCAAGGGCGATATTGCGCGACACATGCTCCTCGACTGTGCGCCCGTCCGGCATCACCACATGCGCCATGAACGCCTGTTCGAGCGTTTCGATCCCCTCTTCGACCGACACGAGCTTTGCCTTCACGGCCAGCACGAGCGCGCGCCACTTCGTGCGGCACGCCTGTTCCCACAGCGCGTGCGCCCGCTCCGGGGTCGCCTGCCGCGTATGAGATCGATATTGGTTGTTTCGCACCGTTTCCTGCTGGAACTGCGGCGCGGACTTGTCCGGCACGATCAGCGTCATGCGCACATTGCGCTCGCCGATGCGAAACGCCACCATCGCACGCCCCGGCTCGTTGAAAAACGCCGTGTGCGTGGCGCCATAGCGTTCGAGGATCGTCTCAAGCTCCGCGCGGCTCGACGCCACGCTCACGCTCGTCTTCTCTGCATAAGCCGCTTTCTTGGTCATGCCCATTCTCCCTTTTTCCTGAGTATAATCGACATGGACTCAGTCGCGCGGTGAGCCGCTGCGATAGCGGATAGCTCGCCGTATAGTCTCCACTGCCGCTCCGCGTCCTGAGCCGACAAATCAAGTGAGGCGTTTCGCAATACCTCACGCACGCGCGGCGGCAGCCGGTCATAAGCGCGCAAATCATTTGCCGCTGGCGACACGTCAACCACGTAGCCGGACACGGGATCAAGCCCGTTCCCACTCATCTCACGCCCCACGGCTCGCGCTCCGCGCCGATGCCCGTCAGCCGCCAGCGGGTGAGCGCATCCGCCGCCATCATCGCATCGCGCAGGATGCGCAGCGCGCAGTGCCACGTCTCATAGGTGGCGCGGGCGTGCCAGAGCGCGGCCTCGGCGCGCGCGGGCGGCCATCCCTCATAGTCGATCACGCAGGCCACCGGCTTGCCGCGCCTGTCCTTCAGCGTGCGCGGCAGCCCCGCCTTCAGCTCGGCGACGACGCGCAGCGGCGGGCAGCGCGGGCACCAGTCGGGCGTGCGCTCATCCTCGGCGCAGCGCATCACGAGCTGCCGCTCGCCCGCCTGCAGGCGGCGCACGAAGTCGTGGACCGTGTAGGCGTCGGCGTGTGCCTTGATGCCGAGCTTCATGCCCTGCGCGCGGATCACCGCGCCCGTGGCGAGGTCGCCGCACACGCGCCCCGTCGCCGAAATCGACGCCTCGCCGGGCCCGAAGCCGCCCTCGTCGCGCTGCACGATCTGGCGAGCATAGGTCCATTCGAGCAGCTCGCGCATCGTCGCTGGTGTGCGCGTGTCGGCGACAGTTGACGGATTGACAGTTCGAGGGAGTTTACGGCTTGCGCCTATAGATTCACGGGGCAAAGGAGCGATTTTATAGGCGTTTTGCATGGCGTTCCTTTTTGCGTATATTAACACATGCTCAAACTATCAACTCTATCAACTCTCGATGCTAAAATCGTTCATAATCAACGATTTGAGGAATTGACAGAGACGCGATCATCACTCAACAACACTCAACCTCTATCAACTCAAAAATTGACGGTCAGTTGACAGACAACGCACCCACTATCAACTCACGCGTCACGCATCTGCGCCGCTCGGCCAATACTCGATTTTCAACTTGATCCCGATCCGTTTTACATAGCCACCCGTTCCCATTACTTTGGGATACCCTAAATCGTTGAGCCTGCGCCCGAACGGCGTCTGCTTTTTCGGCTCTTCGTTGTTCATTTCGCACCATTTGCGGTATCCCGCATAAAGCTCGGAGGCAGAGGATTTGAATTCATCTGTGGCGGCGGCAGCGGGGCGCGTTTCGCAGGCGGTGAGCACGAACTGGCCGATAGGGTCATTCTCGGCAAAATACGCATCTGTCGCCGCCAACACAGCCGCAGGAACGCGCAGCCCCTCGACGTGATAATCGCGCCATCCATCGAGCAACCAGTTGAGTATCCCCTCGCGTTCCTCAAGCAGCTCGGCGGTGAAATCGCGCCCCGGCGTGCGTGTGAAGGTGCGGCGGAACGGAACGACATGGATTCGCCGCCGGATGCCGAAATCCTTGCCGACGATCGAGGGCTTGACGTTCAGCGACATCGTGAGCTTGCCGACCGGCTTGAACTCGAAGAACGGCTTGTTGAGGTGGCGCGCCTTCATGCGTTCGCCGCCGGTCCACTGCTTGATGACGCTTTCCGAGAGACGAACGCCGGCCTCCGGCTCGCTCGTGCGCACGAGACGCACGCCGGGCAATTCGGCCAGGTCGGGTGACGGTCCGGAGCCTGATTTACGATCCGTGTAGAGCCACGTCTCGATTGGCGTCGTCGCCGCGTAGTCGCCGAGGATCGTGGAAACCACGTCGATGATGGTCGATTTGCCGTTCGATCCCTGACCCTCGAAAATCGCCACGCATTGTTCGAGGATCGAGCCCGAGAGGCAGTAGCCGAGCCACTGCTGAATGAAGCGGCGCATATCCTCCTCGGGCTGACACTCTTCGAGGAATTTCAGCCAGCGCTTCGGCGTGGGTGCGTCGGGGTTATAGCGGACGGTGCAGCACCGTGTGATCAGGTCAAAGCGGTTGTGCTTGCGGAGCTGCACGACATCGTCTTCGCCCTCCGCGCGCAAAAACAGCGTGCCGTTCTGGACGTTCAGCAGATAGGGATGTGCGTCGAAATCGTCGCTGACTTTGCGGCTGTAGGCCGCCGCCTCGGTCAACATCGAGGCGATTCCGCCGCTGTTGCCGCTGCGCACGGCGTGCTTGCGGAACGATTTCTTGCGGTCGCCGACGACGTGCTGCACCTCGTCCCACAGCGCATCGCTCGTCTTGTGTGCGTAGCGCCGCGCCACGGCCGCGCCGTCGCGATCCGACCAGCGTGTGCCGTCCCAGGCGAGCCAGCCGCGCTCGTCGGTATAAGCGATGTCGCTACCGAATCGCGCCAGCATGCGCCGCGCATTGCCGAGGTCGTTCAGCTCCAGCTTGGCAAGCTCGGCGTCGTCGACCGCGCCGGGTGCCTCAGCCGCATCGAGCGCGGCAAGCACCTGATTTTCTTTCGGAAATAGATCGTCTGTCATGGCCGCGCCGATGGCGCGCCCGCTAGATGTGGACAAAACTGTATAAGTTGCACCACTACATACGGTGTGCTAGTTTCGTCCACGCAACGGACGCTAGGTTGAGATCCACAAACGTCGCACCCGTCCGCCGCCCGCGAGTGTTACCAGCACGCGCGGGAGCTTCGCACGGAAGCTGAGCCGCAGGGAGACGCAACCTCCTCTGCGGCTTCCTTGTTTTATGCCGCCGCAGGCAGCGTCAGCGCGCGCAGTTCGTCGAGGTTCGCTGTCGGCGGCATGGGCCGGAACGCCTTCGGTTCCATCTTGTGGATGAGAAAACCGGGCATGCACCGCCATTCTCCTGCGAAATAGACGGATTCATCTCCAAGAGGATCGCGAATCCAGATCGCCTTGTCGACCATGGGCGAGTCGTCGCCTTTATCTGGATGGAGTTGCACGAGGAAGGGATCGCCCGACGCGAACAACTCCTCGCTGAAATACTCAATCGGAATCCACCCTTCCTTCGTTCGCGGCAGCGACTCTAGCGGCGGTATTTGTGTCTGAACTTCAGCCATCGTCATCTCTCCTTCATGCCGCTTCTTCGACGAGGATCGGGAGAGATGCCTCGTCCGACGGCACCGTCACCGTGGGGATTTCCGGCCGGATCGGCACGCGCACCGTCAGCAGCGTGACTCTGGTCAGATCCCATTTTATGTCGAACTGCGTGCCGCCGTCGCCGTCGAGGATGTCCGCCTGCTGACACCCCTCCAGATCGTACCCGACCGCGATTTTGAACTCGTCATACTCCGGCTTCGCCTGCGTCGCCGGTGTTGCTGCCTGTGTCATCACTCTCTCCTTGCTGTTGAACGGTGTCACGCGCCCTGCGTCGCGGTTGATGCATCATCGCGCGCGGGTTTCGCACTCTCGATTGCACGGTTGCGCGGCCATTGCAGGATCGTTGCAGGATGCCTGCGCGGTTTGAGTTGCACGCCGAGGTAGCAGGTCCCGAACCCGCCCGCGTGGCTCCCACGCTTCCCGGTGAGGCCGAAGGTGCGCTTCACATGGCGGTAGAACGCCGTCTCGGAGAGGAGCGGCGTGGCGCGCCCGCGCTCCCGGCTCCACCGCTCATAGGCCGCCAGCGCGTCCGCAGCGGCGAGCCGCGCCCCTTCGCGCCGCTCGACATTGGCATCGAGAAACGCCGCGAGATCGGCCACGCGTGGATCGGGAAAACCGGTCACGTCGTCGTCGTCAATCCGCGCCAATTCGACCTGACGACGCTCTGACACCGCGCTCGCCGCCACGATTGACGACGACGACGGCGCTTTCGGGCGCGGCTTCGAGCCGATCAGAACCGCCGGCGAAATGAGGCTGCCTGCCTCGATCAGGAACACGACGACGAGCGCGAGCAGCTCCTGCGTGGAGCCGACCGGAAGCCCCACGGCCGCCAGCGCCTGGCCGACCGGGCCGAGCGCGTCGGCGTTGCCGCCGGCGGGCGCGAGCCGCTCCATCCGCGCCTTGGCCTTTTCGAGGGCCGTCGCCAGCTTGTCGCGCTCCTGCGCGGTTGCGAGTTCAGCGCGCAGCGACGTTACAGTGGGGCAGTTGTTACGCTGCACGTAGTTTTCGATGATCTTGCAGTCACCGAGTCCATAGAGTGCGAGTTTCCCGTCAAGTTCTGCGAGGACCGTGCCTGTGGGCCGCACCGTGCCCATCGCCTTGATCGCGCGCAATGCGGCGTCCGCGTCGCCCTTCGCGGCGAGATAGGCGGGGCTTTCCGCCACCGTCGCCCACTCGTGACGGCCGAAATATTTCTCCATCGTGCGGTTGTTCGCGGTGAGGCTGTAGCCGACGCACACAGCCAGGATCGGCAGGCCGATCAGCCCCGCAGCCCAGCGCCCGCGCCGCCACGTCACCATGATGTAAAACGATTTGTACAGCTCGCCCGCGAGGATCACGGCAAGCAGCGCGCCGGTGAGCGCGAGCGGCATCGTTTGCGATTCGTCCCACGCGAACACAAGGCCAACCGTGGTTGACGCCGCCACGAAAAACCCCGCAACGATGGCGCCGACCGTGTCGCCGGGCCGCTCGCGCATGAATTGCCAGATTGAGCTGAGCGATGCCATTACGCCGCCTCCTTGGCCGCGCGGAGCGGCTCCCACGAAATTCGCTTGATTGTGGTGTCGCCTCGGTGCTCGCGGTCCCACACGAACCACGCGTAATCCATCTGCGAGCTGACGCGCGGCCCGGTCCAGCCGTCGCGGTGCATCATCGGCAGACGACGCCGGAACACGAGCACACGAGCCAGATGCCCGCCGTCGAGCACCGCGCGCCGGGCGCGACCTTCGGCATCGTTCTTGTTGCCCGCCGTGATGAACGCCAGCCGCAACAGCATGCAGACGCGCGGGCAGAGATCGAGCGCGTGCTGCGCGAATTGCGAGGCGAGTTTGTAGGGCGGGTTCGTGACGATGCATTCGATTCGTCCGGCGCCGACCCGCGAACGCGGAGCTTCGCGCTCCATCAGGAAATCCGCGCCCGACAGATCCTGCTGAAACCAGCCGTAATCCACCAAGTCGCTGGAGAACACGCTATGCTCGGCGGCACGCAAAACACGCACGATGGACCCCGGCCCGCAGGCTGGCTCCCAGATCTCGAAGGGCAGCCTCTCATGCTCCAGCAGCGCCCAGACGGCCTCCGGCGGCGTCTCGTAGAGATCGTTGCCGCGCTCGGATAGCGCCGCGCGCTTGTTCCCGCCCCCCATCACGCCACCTCTGCCGGGATAGGCTCGTGCCTCTGTTCTTCCGAAACGTCCTCGAACTTCCAGACGCCCAGCTTGTGCCGCGCCGCCCAATCCTGCGCTGCAGCATTCAGCACGCGCGCCAGATCGGACCATTGATCTTCCGTCACCTGATCAGTGGCACACTCATCGTCGTCAGGGTCACTGTTTTCCGAGTTTATCTCGTCAAAGGCTTCAGCTAGCAGCCCTTGATCAAACACCTTGGCGTAGAACTTGCCCGGCGTGCAGAGCGCCGTATAGGTGGCGACATCCGGATTATCGGCGATCCCTTCGCGCAACGCCTCTTCGCGAATTTCATAGGGGCCGAAATAATATTCTTGGTTGTGCGAGTAGTACCAGTTCGCCTTCATCACGCAGCCCTCAAAATCTTGAACTTCGGGAGACGCCGCGCCTCGGCGTCGAGCCAGTCGCGCAGCGGTTCGGATTCGAGCCGCGCCTGGCGCATCAGGTGTTCGGCGTGGCGGATCTCGCGCTCATCGATGCGCAGCAGCGCGCCGATCGCGCCCACCGGCACACCCGCCTGCCGCATCAGCCACACGGAGAGGTGCTGACCGGTCCACGTGTCGCGGGGGCCGCGCAACTGCGCCCACGGAAAAAACGTCTGTGCCGCGATCACGCGCGCATAGATGCGCCGCGCGAGGGCCTCGGAGCCGAATGTCTGGCGGTCAGTGCTATCGAGCATGTGCGGCGCCTCCACGGTCGCGGTAAAACTCGACGAGCGGTGCGCCCAGCACGCGCGACGCGGCATAGAGCCGGCCGGCGCTGATGCGGTTCGTGCCCGTCTCGTATTTCTGGATCTGCTGCATGCTGACGCCGATGGCCGCGCCGAGCATGCCCTGCGTCAGCCCGCGCTCCTCGCGGATCTGGCGCAGCCGCACGGCGACGATCTCGTCATATTCGGTCCTCAGGCGCTGGCCGCGCGCCGCCCTAGCCACGATTTGCACAGCGCCGCTCCATCAGCATGTCGTTAAAATCCTTGCCGGGCGCAGCCATCGCAATGCGCGTGTCGATTCCCTGCACCTGGCGAAATTTGAGCGCGCCGCGATCCAGCATGAGCCGCGTGCGCGCCGGGTCTTTGCCGTCGGCGTCGCCGAGGAGCGTGAGCCGCTCGACACCGCGCGGCATCAGCGCGCCGATCTTGTCGAGCGTCGGCACGGCATTGAGCCCGCCGCCTGTCATGTTGCCGAGCGACAACCCGCTGAAAAAGCACGCGCGCCGCCCGACTTCGGCCAGATCGCTCATCACCGAAAGCGTCGTCTCGTAGCCCTCGCCCATGATCGCGTCAGCCGCGAATGGGGTCAGAAATCCGAGCGAACCCCACACATTGCCGAGCGCCAGTTTCGCCTTCGGCAGCCGCGCCTTGCCGCGCCCGTCCGGCGCCAGCCAGGTGCGATGCACGCCCGCGAAATCGCGGTCGCGCGTGAGAATTGCGCCCACCATCGCGGGGCCGACGTGATGCACATCCTGCCGGTGATATTCGAGCGCCGGGTGAAACCGGAGGCTCGCGGGAATGAGGAACCCGTAAACGGCCTCCATCGCGTCGAGATTGATGCAACGCCAGCGGAGGTAGACCTCGACCAGCGTGCCGCGCGCGGGCACGCATTCGTCCCAGATTGCGCGGGCGCGGCGGAGCTTCGCGGCTTTCTCGCGCCGCTCTTCTTCCTCGGTCGCGGCTTCCTGCACGCGCCGCTTCTCGGCCTGCGCCTGCGCCGCCTTCTCGCGCCGCTCGCGCGCCTCGGCGTCGTCATCCTCGCGCGGCAGCAGCCCGGCCCATCCGGCCAGCGTCTGGAGTGCCTCGCGGAAATCGCAGCCGTCCATGAGCTGCACGAAGCGGATCACATCGCCGCCCTCGTCGCTCGCAAAACATTTGAACACCTGCTTGCCGGGATGGACGTAGAACGACGCCGTGCGCTCGCGCTTGAACGGCGACAGTCCGACGAACTCGCGGCCGTCGCGCTTCAGCGCGACGTGATAGCGGTTGCGCACCACGTCCTCGATGCGGTGCGCCGCCTTCACGCTCTCGATGTCGATTCCCTGCCGCATCGCCGCCTCGGTTGAAATTCGGTGCCACCCTCTCAGGTGGCGTGGGCCAGCGGCTTGCCTTTACTGCCGATGCTTGCCCGGATCACGCCTCGCCTACGGCCAGCGTTACCTTCCCGGGGTGCGCATTTCGAACCGCCCATCGGCGGAAACTGGGTGCCGGGTTCTTTCCCCCCGGCTAAGTCACGCGTGTGGATCACCGGGGCGCGTTCCCGGCGCGGCGCTCGACTTACTTGAGCGCCGGTAGCTCGGTCGGGATCGCGTAGGACAGGCCCACGCGCACGACATGCAGCTCGGGGTGCCAGGTCGCCGTCTGCGCGGCTGCCTCGCCGCTCGCGGGCGCGGTCACGGACACGTCGCCGAGGTCGACGTAGAGATACTCGCCGCGCAGGCGCAGACGGTCGGCGAGCGCCCATTCGACGCCCGCGCCCGCCGTCCAGCCGACCTTGGTCTGCCACTCGCTTTTGCTGGTGGACACCGTCACGTCGGGATCGGCGAACGTGTAGCCGTTGCCGAATTTGAGATCGGCGTAGGCGAGACCGCCCGTCGCGTAGATCAGCGCGTTGCCGAGCGGCGCGCCGACGCGGCCGCGCACGGTGCCGAACCAGTCGATATGCGCGGCGCTGCGCGTGACGACGGTGTCGCCCGCCGTCTTGCGGCTGGTGTCGGAGATGTCCGCGCCCTGAAAATCGGCCTCGACGCCGAGAACGGAGCGCCCGAGCACGAGATTATAGCCGACGAGACCGCCGCCGAACGCTCCCTCCGGCGTCACGTGATCGCTCGGCGAGCCCGCCCAGCCCGCGTTTGCGCCCGCATAGAGACCGCCCCACGCGGGGCTTGCCTCGGCCACGGCGAGCACGGCGCGGGCCGGGCTCGAATAGAGGTCCGCCGCGGTGGCCGCGCCGATCCCGGCGAGCAGGGCGATAGCAGAAATTACAATGCGTTTCATGAGTCCCTCGTGGTTAATGGCGCAGGGCCGCGATGACGAAAATTCCGACAATCGCCGTCGCGTAGAGCGCGAACGCCGTCAGAAGGCCCATCGCGATCAGGTCGAGTACCCGTCTCGAAGTCATTTCCTCATCGTCCATGGTCGCTCCTTTCCGGGCGTAGCTTCGCCGACCCGCCGCGCGAGCGCGGTGGGTGTACGCATGACATCGAAAAACTCTGTTCACGCCGTTTGCCGACGCTGGAATACGTTTTCGGTTGTGGGGTCAGTGTCGATACGCGCCCGTTGCGCCGAATAGCGCCGGTGCATATCGTCTACGGTCACGGCACCGCCTGAGTGCTCGACGATAGAATCGATCAGGGAAGCGCGGGGCCATATGAGCCCGCGCGCGATTCGGCGCATGTGGCCCACATCAATGGGCAGCCGCAACTTATCCGCGAGCTGCTCATAGGTGAGGCCTAATTCGTGACGGTACGATTCCACATCCATGGAATGGATAGTGGCATATCATTCCACACTGTCAAGCGACCTCTGCGAAACAGTGGAATAAAAAGCGATTTCGCGGCACAGTCGGCTGCGCAACATATGAGGAATGGTCAAGATCGAGATGCGAAAAAAGAACAGGATCGCAAAACTGCGAAAGGAGCGCGGGCTGTCTCAGCCAATGCTCGCGGCGAAGGTGGGGCTCTCGAAATCCACGATCTCCAAAATCGAGACAGGCGGCCAACGAATGCTGGGGCATCAAGCGCTTGCGATTTCGGACGCGCTCGGCGTCTCCATGAACGATCTTTACGAAGACGGCGGTGTCGTGTCGCCTGCGCGCGGCGGCTTTGCTGAAGAGGCTGCGCCATTTACACCCGAAACCGATACGCTTGAGTCGCGCATTCCGCTCGAAGAACACCAATCCTGGTATAAGATTGAGACGAGCTATCTGGATCAAATCGGCTATCTCGACGGCGATCTCGTTGTGATCGATATATCGCGAGAGGCGCTCACCGATCTTCAGATCGGCGACGTCGTGATAGCGAATTACTACCCACGCAAAAACGGCGCTGAAACTATAGTGCGTCAATTCATACCGCCTTCTCTACTCATTACGAACGGGCGTAAAAATCTTCCTTCGCTAAATACCGAGTCCGACAATGTTTCTATTCTCGGGAAAGTGGTATATCCGCGACGTCGGCCCGCTAGGGCGCGTTAGAATTCTTCAGGAATATTAGTTTTGGTTTGAAACATAGCGTTTCGTGTGCGCCACATACTTTCTCGACGCGTATCTGATATACGAAATCTTGCCTGCGCGCAGTCGCTGTGCCGCCGATGATTGTCGCACCATCGGGTGCGGTCTTTTTCACTAATGGCAAAAATGTCACAGTTGCAGGCTTAAATGCCTGCTGAACTGTGGCTATCGCGACCACCTCTTCCAGATAGGCGTCGGACGGACCGGAGATCGCTCGGAACCCGACCCACGCCAGCGCAATAATTCCCAGCACTTTCAATGCATTTGTCATTGTAAACCCACGCATAACCAACAAACAGCTTAAGCCTGAACATAAAAAGAAGTGGAAGGCAAGCGGGCGGTTGCACGCGGCATTAGGAATGAGGTGTGTCGCGCGAGGTTCCACACCGTCGCTTGACGGTAGTGGAATATCATGCCACTTTTAACCCGCCATTAAGTCTTCCGCGAGGCAATTCGATGAAACCGCAAGTAGCAGAGCAGACCGGGCCGGTTATGCCCGGGCAGGTTATCCCACTCCGCACGCCACACTGGACGCAAACCCACTCCGGGCTCGCGTTCGACCTCACCGCACAACTGCCGCATCAGGTGAATATCCACGACATCGCCGCCGCGCTGGCGAAGCAGTGCCGATTCGCCGGAGCCTGCACGCAGTTCTATTCGGTCGCGCAGCACTCGGTGATCGTTGCCGACGCGCTGAAAAAGCACACGCCGATCGTGCAGCTCTACGGACTGCTGCATGATGCGCACGAGGCCTATATCGGCGACGTGATCCGCCCGGTGAAGGAACTCGTCGCGAGCGTGCTGCCCTACGATCCGTTCAGCGCCCTGGGCGACGCGGTGCAGCGCACAATCTACGCGGCGTTCCGTCTGCCTGAGCCGTCCGAGGCGGTGCGCCAGCTCGTGCACCGCGCCGACAATCAGGCGCTGGCGACAGAGCAGCGCGACGTGATGGCCGATCCCGAACGCGAATGGGGACTGACCGAAGCGCCGCTATCTCGCCCGATCATCCCGCTGCCCTGGCCGCGCGCCGAGGAAAAATTCCTGCAGGCGTTCGCCGATCTCAGCGTTCAAGCCGGACTCGGCGTCGGGAGGCGGTCATGATCGACTTGAGCGTTTTTTGCTCCGAGGCGTCTATTTATTCACTCGACAAACCGTTTTCGATCGGTGCCTACACCTATGCCACCAACGGGCACCTGGTTATCAGGGTGCCCCGTCGCGCGGATGTGCCAGAGCGCGACGGCACTCCCGCAATTGATCGGCTGCCCCATCCATGGATAGGCCGAGATTACCGGCCCCTTCCGACCCTGCCAGAGAGTATTTTTTACGATTGCGACATCTGCGCGGGCGAAGGGCGCGTAGTCGATTGCCCCGACTGTGACGACGGCACGGTGGAGTGCCCTCATTGCGGCGCAGAGAGTAATTGCAAAAATTGTGACGGTCGGGGCGTCGTTCCTGCCTCCGAACATCCGGACGAGGAATCGCAAGCGTGCACATGCTATGGGGGGCAGCGCCCAACAAAAGCCGCCGTATGTCTCGGTCAAGGGCGGACGTTTGGAACTCTGTATCTGCTTAAAATCAGCAAGTTGCCCGGATTGCGGTTTTCGGTCGCCCCCGCAGACGAATCTCGCAGCTCACCGTCTCACTTCATTTTTGACGGTGGGGAGGGGCTTATCATGCCCCGTCAAGGCGATATCCCGGAAGACACTATCAACCTGATGATCGACGAGGAGGCCGCGTGATGCACACGAACGCAACACAGGCCGCCGAGGGGCTGAAACAAAACCTCGCCGATGCGTGGCGCGCCGCGCAGGCCGCCGGCATCACGCCCGACGCCTTCCGCCGCATCCTCCTCGAAACAGCGCAGGCTCGCGCTTTCGCTGACAGCGCTGCGGTCGGCTCGCTCATCGAGCGCCGCATCGAGGGCGCGTGGCTCATCCTGCAGCACACGATGGATCTGCCCGATTTCGTCGACCGTGTGCAGGAAGCGCTGCAGATCGTGCAGCTCCGCGAGCAGTGCCGCCAATCGATCGCCGGGCAGAGGGCCGCGTGATGACTTACGAACCACAACCGATAGACACGGCCCCAAAAGACCGGCGCATTCTGGTGTGGGTGCCAGGGCGGTCTCGTAACCAGTGGTATATCGCGCAATATAACGATGATAGATACTCTAAAAAGCCGCGTCCATATTGGGCGTGGGAAGGCTGGTTTCGCGTTACCGACGTGCGCGCAAACCAGCCTACTTTATGGCTGGATCTTCCTGCTGCACCAATAGAAGGGGCAGCGTGATGGCGACGCAGTATTACTCGCTCACCGAAGCCGTCAGGCGGTTTTTCCCGCCGGAATCGCGCATCACGGTGTGGACGTTGCGGAGGGCGATCCGAGAAGGTCGCCTTGCCGCTATCAAACCCGGCAAAATGCTTTTAGTGTGCGAAGCCGATGTCGAAGCGATGTTGGCGAAGTCGAGCTATGCATGCCCAGAAAGCAAAAATCGGCGCGTCTCTATCTCCGCCAGCGCGGCGGGCGTGAGCCCGTCTGGGTCATCCTCGATCGCGGGCGAGAGATTGGCACTGGATGCGGCGTGGGAGACACTGCGGGGGCTGAAGCAGCGCTGCAGAAATACCTCTCCCAAAAATACAGGCCGTCCGGCACAAGCGATCCCGCTGAGGTCGGGATCGCGGATATCCTGAATTTCTACATGCAAGAGATGGCGGGCTCTGTGGCCCGCCCCGACGTTATCACATATCGTAGCGCGCACCTGTTGCGATGGTGGGCTACAAAAAAGGCCATTGAAATCAAGCCAAAGGCGTGCCGCGACTATGTGAAGTGGCGCTGTTCTCTGGTTGGCCCGCGCGGCGGCACCGTCGCCGAGAGCACCGCTCGCAAAGACCTCGAAACGCTGCGAGCCGCGCTCAATTTCTATCACGCCGAATATACGCTGACTGCCCTGCCTGTCGTCTCGATGCCGGGCCGAGGGCGTCGCCGCGAGGACTGGCTCACGCGCAGCGAAGCCGCGCGGCTTCTCTGGGCTGCGTGGCGCGGGTCATCCAGCAAATTTGCCGCCGACGCCGACGCATCAAAACACCTCGCCCGCGTGATCCTGATCGGCCTCTATAGCGGCACGCGCTCCGGTGCGCTGTTGCGGCTGCGTTGGCTGCCGTCGCCCGACGCGGGGTGGATCGATGTCGAGCGCGGTCTCATCTATCGCAAGGGCGGCGCGCAGAGCGTGACGAACAAGCGGCAGCCGCCCGCGCCGATCCACGCACGATTGATCCCGCATTTGCGCCGATGGCAAGCTCGCGACCTCGCCGCCGGTATCGTGCATGTCATCCACTACAAGGGGGCACCGATTGAAAAACTCAAGACGGCCTGGCGGCGCGCTCGCGAGGTCGCCGCGATCGCGCGCGAGATCGTGCCGCACAGCCTGCGCCACACCGCCGCGACATGGCAGATGCAGGCGGGCACGGATCGATGGGAAGCGGCCGGATATCTCGGCATGAGTGTCGACACGCTGGAGCGGCACTATGGGCATCATCACCCCGATTTCCAGAGCGGTGCCGCCCGTGCCGAGGCGCCCAAGAAACGCCCACAAAACGTGGGCGGAAAAGGCACACCCGCGCAAAGGAAGAGCAATTAA